GGAAAGAAGTGGCAACAGTATGTTGCCGGTGCTGCGTGACGGCGCGACCGTCGGCGTCAACGCCGGCAAGTGCGGGATTGGTGACATCGTCGACGGCGATCTGTATGCCATCAACCACAACGGCCAACTGCGTGTGAAACAGCTCTACCGCCTGCCTTCGGGGATTCGCCTGCGCAGCTTCAACCGCGATGAACACCCGGATGAAGATTACAGCTTCCAGGACATCCAGGATGAGCAGATCAGCATCCTCGGTCACGTCTTCTGGTGGGGCATGTACGCCCGCTAACCCTTCTTCGTAAGACAAAGCCCGCCAATGAGCGGGCTTTTTTTCGTCCGTGCAAAACCACCAAACCCTTTGCCCATAAGGCTGCGAATGCATTCATGCATATGTGTCGCAAAAATAAATGCATTTGTGCATTGACTGTATATGCATACATGCATATTCTTCGTCTCAAGCCAGCCAAGAAGGCCTGGTGGAGGCGGCAAGGATGCTGCCAAGGAAGACAAGGACGTTACGCAACACCGGCAAGGACGCCATCGAAGCGATGGCACGGATGCCAGGCAACACCGGCAAGGATGCCGACGCTCTTTAGTTTCAAACCGCTTCAAGAACAGGCAGCGATGAACCGGCCTTAACGGTTCAGAGGGTTGGCAACTGGCCCGGGTGTGCAGCGTAAAGCACCAGAAGCAGTTATCCGGCAGACAGGGATCGTGGTCGGAAAAACATTGAGGAAAGAACCGTACCGCGCCAGTAGCGCCGAAAGTTCGAGGAAATCATTACTGAAAAGCCCGGGCAACCGGGCTTTTTGGAATGCCTACCTATAAATGGAATTACCCAAAACCCGGCACTGCGCCGGTAATGCTCAGCCAGGAGGCGTGACATGACAAACGAGCAGCAAGCGTTAGCGGAAATGCCTATCTGGTTGGTGATCGCACTGGCCCTGATCGGCGGTGTATCCGGAGAAATGTGGCGCGCCGACAAGGAGGGCGCCCGCGGTTGGTCGCTGGTGCGGCGCCTGGCCCTGCGTTCCGGGGCCTGCATGGTGTGCGGGGTGTCAGCCCTGATGCTGTGCTACGCCGCCGGCATGTCGATCTGGACGGCCGGCGCCATTGGTTGCCTGACCGCCATGGCCGGCGCCGACGTGGCCATCGGCCTTTATGAACGCTGGGCGGCCAAGCGCATCGGCGTCAACGAAGGCCCAGGCCGGGACCCGCAGTAACCGTTGCAAGGACGCTACTTAAATGACACTCATCGAAAAACCTTCCCAACTGCCCCAGGCCATCAACGAGGCGTTGCGCGTTGCCTTTCCGAATCTGAAGGTCGGCAATCATCAGGACTTCCAGGGCACCGCGGATAACACCGGCGTGTTGATCACGGTCGAAGGCAATGGCCCGGGCATTCGCTCCCGCGAAGGGCGCAAGGCCCACGCCCTGGGGATTTCACTCAAGGCCATGGTGGCTCCGGGTGCCTTGCCCTTTGATGCCTGCGACCTTGCCAGCCAATTGATGGACCTGGTGCTAGATAACCGCTGGAACCTGCCGCAGGAGCAGTGCGACCTGCCGATCCATATCGTCGCTGCGCCCTCAATAGGCACCACCGCGGAAACGGACTACGACACCTGGACCGTCAGCTTCACCCAAACCCTCTATATCGGACCGCCGCTGCTCAACGATCCCACAGGCCAACCGCTGTTCGCCTGCACTTGGGAAGTCTCGAACATCGACGACCCCGACCAATACAAGCCGCTGGCGGAGTAGCCCATGTTCGACGCGCTGTTACGCATGCAACTGGGACCGATCGTCGAACGACTGGCGGAAATGGAAAACCAGCTCGAAGACCTGTATCGACGCGCCGAAAGTTTCTGCCGCATCGGCGTGTGCCAGGAGGTCGACGCGGCCAGCAATACCTGCAAGGTCAGCCACGGCGAACTGCTCACCCCGGCGATCCGCTTTTTCAACCCCAGCGCCGGTGCGCAGACAGAAACCCGCATCCCGTCAGTGGGCGAGCAATGCTTGCTGCTCAACTACGGCGGCGGGGAGGGCGGGGCACAATCGGTGGCCTTGTTCGGCCTGAACAGCGACCGTTTTCCGCCGGTTTCCAGCGTCCCGACCCTGACCCGACGCCGCCATCAAGACGGCACCCAAAGCGACTACGACGACGCCAGCCATACCTTCAACTGGGTCAACGGCCCGACTACATTCATCGGTTCCCGCGAACAGGTCGACGTCAAGGTCGGCGCCGCCAGCCTGACGATGAGCGCCGAGGGCATCACGCTGCAAGTTGGCGGTACAAGCCTGTTGCTGGACGCCGGCGGCGCGCACTTCAGCGGCCCGGTGGTGGACCACCAAGGCCGAGTCATCAGCCCCTGATAAGGACATCCCATGATCGGAATCGATCGGAACACCGGGGCGGCCGTCGATGACTGGCTGCAATTCGTCCAGCGCGCCACCCGAGCGCTGACCACTCCCTTGGGCACTCGCCAGAAGCGCCCGCTGTACGGCTCGATGATCCCGCAACTGCTTGGGCAAAACCTCGGCGATGACCTGCTGATTCTCGCCCAGAGCCATGCCGCCCAGGCGTTCTATAACCCGCAGAACGGCATCGCCGACTTCGAACCGCAAGTCATCGTCGCCAACCGCCAGGGCGCCGGCCTGTTGCTGCGCTTCGCCGGCACCTGGAAAAACCGCAAACAAACCTTCGAGGTGGTGACATGAGCATGCTGATACCTGGCCAGAACCAGTTGGCTGAGCCAGCGATCATTGCCGTCGATGAATTCGAGCCGCTGTTGGCGGAGTTCAAGGCGTTTGTCGTTGATTACGTCGCGACTCGTGCGCCGGAAAATGCGGCCAAGCTGAAGGTCAGCCTGGAGAACGAAAGCGAACTGCTGACGCTGGCATTGGAGGCTTTCTGCGTTCGCCTGCAGACCCACGAGCGTAAATACAACGCCCGCATCAAGCAGATGCTGGCGTGGTGGGCCACCGGCAGCAACCTCGACGCACGCCTTGCCGACATGGGCCTGGAGCGTCAGGTGCTCGACCCTGGTGACCCGGCGGCTTTCCCGCCCGTGCCGCCGACGTTGGAGAGCGACGACGACGCCCGGTTGCGTTATTACCTCGCGCCTCACGCTCCGGCGGCGGGTTCGCGGATGCAGTATCGGCGGGAGGTTTTCACCCTCGGTGAACGTCCATCAGTGAAAGTGCAAAGTGCTACGCCGGGGGTGGTGACGGTCACTTATACCTTCGACCCCGACGGTTACGCGGCGCGGGTCAAGGATGGCAACGGCCGTCGCACTGCGCCCGGTGAAGTGATGGTCACGGTCCTGTCCCGAGACGGGGATGGCACACCTTCTGCTGATCTGCTCGACGGTGTACGCCGGCACTTTGCCCGGCCTGATGTGCGCCCGGAAACGGATCTCGTCACGGTGCAGGCGGCTCAGATTCTGCGCTACAAAATCCGCGTGGTGGCGAAGATCAACGCCGGCCCGGACTCCGGGCTCACTCAAGTCGCCGCCCAGAAACTGCTGCAAGACTATGCAGAATCTTGTCATCGCCTGGAAGGGCGGGTGGACCCGAGCTGGATCGACTACGCCATCCACTCGGCGGGCGCTGCGCAACTGCAAATTCTTGAGCCGCTGGAGCCGATCGTCACCACGGCATTCCAGGCCCCGTATTGCACGGGCGTCGAGGTGGAGGTGCGCACGCTATGAACGAGACAAAAGGCAGCTTGCTGCCCGCCAACAGTTCGCCGTTGGAGAAGGCACTGGACTTGGGTTTCGGGCAGTTGCTTGACCGGGTGACGCCACCCTTTCCCGCCTTGATGAACCCGCTGCAAACGCCGGTTGAGTTCCTTCCCTACCTGGCCGCTGATCGCGGCGTCAGTGAATGGGACGCCGCTGCCAGCGAGTCTGAGAAGCGCCTCACCGTGGCCTTGTCCTGGCAGATCCAACGTCAGGCCGGTACGCCCAAGGCGCTGAGCTATGCGGTCGAATCGCTGGGGTTCACCCCCAATATCAGCGCCTGGTATCAACAGCGGCCAACCGGTCTGCCCTACACCTTTGATGTGCAGGCAATCATCGGTCGCAGTTGGTCCAGTGGTGATCACAACCGTTTGATCCGCCGCATCAACGCGGCCAAGAGCGAGCGGGATCTGGCCACCATCACCATCGTGCACGAGACCTCCCAGGGTTTACGTGTCGCTGCAGCCGCTGATCCAGGGTTGAGCATCGGCGATGAGAGCCAGCCCGGGGCGTTACCCGAGGTGAAGCTGCACGGGGTACTTGCTTGTAGCAGCGTGGCGCACACACCGCTCAGCGATGGCGAGTTGCAGCTGTGCGGCGTACTGCCTGAATTCGGGCTGGCGGCCCGGCTTAACAGTGCTGGGGTAGCCCGGCACTACACCATTAACGACTACGACCTCAGGGCGCAGCCATGACAGATGAAATTACACGCCTGGTGCGCTTCACCTCCAAGGGATTGGATGAAGTGCTGCAGGCAAAGAACCAGGGCTTGAAAGGCGAAATCACCCACATTGGCGCCGGTACTGGCCGCTACAACCCCGACGGCACCGAAGTTGCCCTGCGTGACGAGCGCCAACGGGTAGCCATTGTGGACTACGAGGACTTGGGCGACCGACAACTCAGGATGGCCGCGCTGTTTGATGGCGAGGCTGAGTATGAGATTGGTGAGTTTGGGTTTTACCTCGCCAGTGGGACCTTGTTGGCGGTGTATTCCGTGGCGGGGAAGTTGCTGACGTATAAAGCGGCTGCGGCTCGGGTGCTGCAGAAGTTCACGTTGGATATTTCGCCGTTGCCGGCGGACAGCGTGACTATAGTTGTGGGGAGTGACAACCTAAATATTTTGTTGGGGGAGGATATTGCAGTACTTGCTACAGCGAATATTGACAACATGGCTCGTCATACTGAATTGCTGTTTCGTGTGATGTCACTGGAATCAGGCCGGTAAGGCATAAATAGTTAAGGAGTATTAAACGTGAGTCTAGAAACGACTATTACAGGCTCTTCGCATTTAAGGGTGTAGAAAAAATCTGACCGGCTGGAAAAGGAGTCGAGGATCTTAGAAAATGTAAGCTCTCACACCAACAAAAACTAAGCCCCCGACGTGAACAATCTTACCTTT